ACGCCACAAAGGAAGATCTTGAAAAGGTCGACATCGAATGGATCCAGGTAGGCAACACGGACAACAGGTGGAATTACATCATTAAGGGTTACAAGAAAACTTTATAAATTATTTGAGGGCAATTCCTAATTGGAGACGACAGGTTGTTGATCGTGCCAAGATAGGCACACCGAAGTGCGGTGCGGATCCGGTCGTTGTCGTAATACCCATCGTAGTGATAGGTTGCGAGGAGCTTCCCATCAGAATGAAGAATCGGTGGAATCTCGATTGCAGCTCCGTCAACCGCCTCCTCGGAGTGAGACGCATCCGGATAAAGAAAGCCGGTCTTGTAGCAGCTGTCCCCGTCCTTCTGGTATCTATACTGGTACTGAATGCCTCCGTTATAGAGCATCGGCGTCATCCCATCGAAGGTTCCGCTGTTATCAAAGGTAAAGGTCTTGATGTCCACCGGATTGGACAGGTTCACGATGTAGATACTGTGCTCGTCATAAGATTTGGCATAGAGATATCCCTTGTTGACCACAATCGAATAGTCACTTCGTGAAGCCAGATGCACTCCGGCTAATGTGATCACTTCCTCCGGCTGTTTCTCAAAGGAAAGATCGGACATCTTGTACTTCGTTATATAGAGCTTCGCATCGTCCTTCTCGTTCCCCTCATCGTAATAATAGTTGTAGTAGGTGTTCCCATAAGAAGTGTAGCTGCTGGTCCGGTTGTTCTGCGTGATGAGGTAAAGGTAGCCGTCCGTGCCAGGCATCCAGTATCTCGACGGGCCGATATTGCTAAAGTTCTGGTAATCCGGAAGCTTAAGCGTCGTCACCGTTTCATATGGGAGAGTAAATGAACCATAGGTCTGGTCCGCGACCTTCACTGCATAGGGATCAAATCTTCCGCGCTGCACCGTCACCCCATCCGAATTCAGCCAGTACACAAACCCATCCTTTACGAGGAAGGGTCTTCCGTTATGCTCTTTGTTCTCGATGGTATCCATGTCACAGTAAAAGTCCCCGCAGACCTGTCTCTGGAAGGGATTCACCCCGGCGTAGGCACTCGTCAGGGCAACCGACTGGATGGTTCCGTTTGCCTGTGCGGTGCCAAAGTCCCAGACGGAAACATAGCCGGTATCCGTTTTATGTGTCTCGATCGCATTCAGAGATCCCCGCATCGCATCATCCGTGTTGGTATCTCGGGAAGCGTAGCCCACAAGCTTTGCCTCTGTCGGGAAGTTCGTATTGTTCACGTCTTCGGTGAGCTTTCCATCAAAAAGCAGGATGCCGCCGAGCGCATTCTTTGCGATAGGAAAGACGTTGTTGTTCATTGATCTTCCGATCATGGTCTGGAAGGCAATCAGCTCCTGCACGGCATTGGTGACAAGGTTGTCTTTCTCATATTGAAATTCGCGCTCTCCGGTATCTGCATTAAAAAGCTCGATTTTGGTATGTCCTTTGATCATTCTTCCACCTCTTTCGTAAAGATCTGGATGTCCGTAAGTGTTCCTTTCTCGTGGATGATTGCCTTCAGCTGAATGGAACCATTGAGTTTTTCTGCCCACTGCTTTTTGGTGATCTCCTTCATCGCCGGTGCAAACATGCCGTAGGACTCCTTCGTGGTATCCGGCGTGATCCAGCCATTGGCGTATTCCCACCAGGTACTGCCGTGATCGAAGGAGGCGAGGAAGTTTACGTTATTGCTGTCACAGTTCGAAGTAACGGAAAGGATCTGATCTGCTTCACAATCCTTTGTCACAAGTTCCGCTATGGTCACATCATCTTTTAACTTCCATGCGCCATCCTTCACCTCAATCTCATCGCTGCTGTAGGTGACGGTATCGAGATGCTCCGTATCAAACCGGTGCAGGAACTTCACCGTACCGATGGCCCCAGCGATCGGCTGCAGCACACTGGATAACTGCATGGATGGAACGATGTCGGAATAACCTGCGGTTTCAGGCGAGAGCAGGCCAACAGTTACTGAGGCATCAAAACTGCGATACACCGGAAACAGGTTCATCTCCGGAACCGTATCATAAACGGAAATGGTGCCGTCCCAAGCGCCGCTTCCGGCAAGGCCCTGTCCTGCCATGTATGCCCTTGCATCTCCACGTGCGATGTGACAGCTTCCTCCTGAAGCGGAGAGCCACACCTCAAAGTTTCCGGTAAGGTTTGCTGTGCTGTTCCATGTAAAAAGAAGATGCAGAAGGTGCGTCCCATCCGGCAGCATTTCCACCGGGATGTAGTTTTTGATCTCCTCACCATTTAGAAAGTAAGTGACCGACATCACAACATCGGTATCCGATATTATCTCTTCTGCTTCTGTCTCCGCCGTGTCGATCGTCAGCTTGATCTCCGCATGGAAGTCGATGTGGGTATCCTTCACCGTGACATAGCGGATATCGATGATCTTGGCTTTTGCCGTATCCGCGATGTCGTAATCAGCAGCGTTCTGGTAATCGTAGTAGCGGATATAGTCCTGATTCTCATTGGAGGACAGGATGCCCTGCAGGTTCTTGTCCGTCTTGGACTTTGCCGATGCCAGAGCCGGATCCTGCCCCACACCCTGCATCGTGAAGGACTTGTTGTAGTTGAACGAGTACTTCGTCATGCAGAAGAGCTTGTCCTTATCGGCAAGCCCATCGGTAAAGCGGAACACGTCCATGAGATCATAGGCGGGATTCCCGATCAGCTCCGCCTGAAACGGCACGTAGTCAACCTTCGAAAGTGCGGTGAGAATCGCCTTTCTCTGTGCGTCCTTCTTCTCCTCCACACCATACTGGAGGAAGGGATCCGAGCCGATGTTGTAGGTAAGGCCGTCATCCGTATCGAGGGCATAGTAGGATGTGCTCTTCGCATCGATATTCACAACGGAGAGACCGGTGTATCTGGTTGAGAAATCGGAGAACTCACATCCGGTAAACCGATGCTCGGTATCGATCTCATCCACCGCAGACTGATCGTAGGCACGTACATAGATCTTCCCATCCCGTCCGGCATAGACATTGGCGGCAATCGAGGCAGCCACCCACGAAACAAAATCCCGCCAGGTTTCGATATCGGATTCACTATAAAGGGAAAGCTCATCCGAGCCGTTTGCCATTGCCGCGAACGCTTCACTGGTAGTTCCAAGAGAGAGGCCACAAGCCGTACAGGCTGTCAGCATCAGGTTGTAGGCGGTACCGTTGATGGACGTGACGGAGCAGTTCTTATCGAACTTTGCCATGTGATCGTAGGCTTTGATCACCACACCGGAAGCGGTATGCTTTGCGGAATCAATCGTAAATACACCAAGCGGGACATCCTCGAAGCTTCCGTCTGCAAGCCGCATTCCGAAAGCCGGTGCGATCTCCTGGTCCTTCCAGCTATACCGAGGAATCTGCAGGTTCATGAGCGTCACATCCAGTTCCCCGATGTAGACCTGTCCGATCTGAACGGAAGAATCATCCGAGCACTGGTTCGTGATGGAGAAGGATCCGGATAGGATGTTGTCATCCGTAAAGGACACCCTCCCGACTTTTCCAGTCATGCGGAATCTCTGCACCGGCTGCTTCATGGCGGCCCTATATGCATCACTTACGCTGTACATTCCACAGCCCTCCTTTCCCGCTGTCTCATCACACTTTCTTAGAACTCTTCCAGATCGAAGCTTACGGTGTAGAGTCCATTCGTCCCTCTTGTCTTCTCCGAGTTCTTCTCCGGTCCGGTTTTGAAGTTCCGCATCCGCATGGTTCTTGTCTTGTAGCCCTGTGTCTTCAGGTCATAGAGCTTTACCTGTATCGAATCCTTGTCCCGGAACGTGGCAAAGATTGCTGCCCACCTACTCGAACACGGAAAAGAGGCAGAGACGGACAGCTTGTCATACCTGGTGACAATGATCTGATCCGTTCCTGCCTCGGTCTGATTGGTACTCTCCACAACAGAATAGCTCTCCTCCCAGCTTTCCGGTGTGAAGAGCTTTACGTCATCAAAGTAGATGGGGTAATCACTTAACATGCATCATCGACCTCCTGACCGATAGTTGCTCCGCTGGGTCGCCCGGACGACGATCTCATCAATTCTCTCCTGCCCGATGTAGACAGGAATAATGATGTCACCGCCACCTACTCCTGCGAGGGCACCCTTCACAATTTCCGCAAGCTTATCTGTACCAACAACTGCTTCCTGCCCGGCTTCACCGCCACCAAGGAGTCTGCCTCCGGAAGCGCCAAAGATCGTCGGGCTGTTTAAGAGGTAGGCATCATCCATAGCTTTCCGATACCAATCGACGGAAAGATGCGGAACCGATGGCGGATTAATGGAGAGCTTTCCGCTGATGGAGAAATGCGGAAGTTTAATGTGAGGAAGTTCCAAATGGCAGCCGGAGAAGAATCCCTTGATCCGATCCAGACCTCCACTCACGATGCCCTTCGCATTCTCGATCATGGAGGAGAAAGCTCCCTTGATCTCACCAAGTTTTCCCTGTGCAGAAGAAAGCGCATCGCCAAGTTTCCCACCCGTCAGATCATTGATCTTCGAGAATCCTGTTTCCCAGATCGACTTGTAAGCATCCACAGCCGTTCCGATGATGCCCTTGATCCCACCTCCATGCTGATCAACGGATGACTGAATCGCATCCCATGCATTCCCGGTATTCGTCTTTACGGTATCCCACGCAGTACCGATTGTGGTCTTGATCCCGCTTTGGATCAGCTGATCTTCCAGTCTCTTTTCTATCTCCGGATCCTTCTTATCCGTGTAGAGCTCGATGTCGATCTCTGTGATCGGGAAATACACGGTTCCGTCCGCAGCGAAGTTGTCGCTGTTCGGACAGCGGAAGCAGAGAAAGGGAGGATCCGGCCCTTCCCCTTCCGCAAAGTGATCATAGGCATAAGGGATGCCTTGCTTCTCCAACTCATCCAGGATCTGTATGATCTTGTCCATTGCTTCCTCCCATCCTCAGCCCTTTAATTCCTTCTCAATCTCATCTGATAGCTTCCCGGTGATCTCTTCTTCGACCGGAGCGATGTGTGGAATGCCCGCAACTCTTCCACCACCGCGCTTGGCATGGCCTTTCTCCAAGAGGTGTGTCAGTCTATAGATCTTGTTGTGAACAACCACTTCTGCGCCGACCGCCGTCTCCTTCTGGACGGTAGATCGCCATCCTTTTGCGTACTTTCCGGTGCGCTTTGGCGATTTCTCCTTCAGCTCTTTTACAGCTTCCTTCCCGGCATCTTTGATCTCCTGCTTTACGATGTCATTCACATCTTCCACATAGTCCGAGAGTGTCTTTTCCACCGTCGCCGCTAGATCATCTACTTTCACCTTCATCGCTTCACCTTCTCACACTTAAACTTCAGGCTTCGTTTCTTGAACCCCATCGGATCAATGGCGGTGACGTTGTAGATATTGTCTCCCCGCCGGATCCGGATCTTCGTAGAGTCCAAGCCATCGAGACACTTTGCATACCGGACGGTAAAGTCGATCGCATCGGTGCTGTTTGTGGTTCCCGCTTCCTGTTTTTCGGATCCTCCGCTCTGTACCGGTGTTGCCCAGCAGGTGTAGAAGTCTGTCCAGGTGTTGGTGTGATTGCCATACTTGTCTTTGATGACCTCATTCTTTTGGATCGTAAGCCTTACATTCATTGCTGCGATATTCATCCCGCACCTCCATCAGAACCTGGCATCCCGTTCTCCAAAGAGGAGGTTTCGAAGTGTGATGGTCAGGGCGTGATGATCGGCTTCCTCCCGGTGTTCGTTAAGATAGGCAAGGGCATAAAGGACTGCCACAACTGTGATCGGGCTGCTCTCGTCATCGAGGCTGTCTTTCCGGAGAACGGCAGCAACTAAGTTCTCAGCGGCATCCAATTCCTGCTGAATGATGTCATCTTCGTCACCAGAATCGACCCGGAGATATTTCTTTGCTTCTTCCAGCGTGATCATCCTGTCCTCCCTTCAAATTAGAAAGAAAGCCCAGAGCTTTGACACTCTGAGCCTCCATCATTTCTGAATTACTTCTGCAGATCAGGCAGATGCTCCTGCCTTCATGATCTGCACGGCTTCCGGAAGAACCAGAAGGCCATCGACACGCTCCTTGGCAACATAGCCGATCATGCCATTTCCGGCAAAGAGCTCACGAAGCTCCTGCATGGAACGACTGCCGCGATCGCCGATGTTGTAGTAGCTGTAGTCGCCAAAGGCCATCACAGGCTTCCCGGCGGCAAGCTCCGGTGCAAACGCGCTGGTGTGAACCGCATAGCCAAGAAGTCTGTCCGGCTCTCCTGCCTGATAGGACGGCTGCCAGATGTAGGCGCCGTTGTTGTCCTTGAGCTTCCGGAGAGCTGCAAGGGTCTGGTCGTTCATGATGAACGATGCCTTCTTCCGGTACGGACGCTTCAGCGCATAGACCAGATCCAGCACATCGTCGGTGCCAAGCTTCGTGCCGGTGAGAGTCTTTGCGACCGTACCGCCATTTGTCTCATCAAAGAGACCGGTGGGCTTTCCCTTCCCATCGCCGTTCAGGAAGGCATCCTCCTCGGCATTGGCGATGGCGATTCCGAACTGGGTGGTGATGTAGCTGGCAAGGTCAAACATGGAGTCATAGAGAAGCTCCTCGGTGACCTTCACCGCCACATGGAGCTTATGCGCATCCATGATCTTCTGTCCGAACTTCGCGTCGGTGAACTGCAGTGCTCCACCCTCTTCGATCCATGCCGCCGTCGGCTTGGCTCCCGCGATGTTGATCTTGTGCTCGCCGGAAGTGGTGATGTGGGTTGCAAGGCCCCGCATGATGTTCTCTTCATTCAGGACATCGATGAGACGGCTGTCCCACTCCTCCGGAACGAGGTATCCGCCATCGGCATCCACACCCTCCTGCAGGATGTCGGAAACCTGATGGAAGTTCGTGCGCATGGCGGTCAGCATATCCTTCGCATACTGATCGGAAGCGCGTCCCTTCTTCCCCTTCTCACCAGTGCTGGTCGGCATGTTGCAAAGAGGCGATGTGGTCGGCTGACTCAGCTGTGCCTCAATGGCAGCCTGACGATTCAGACGATCGATCTCCTTCGTAAGATCCGTGATCTCCTTTTCCATGCGGTCATAGGTTTCTCCATCTGCGGCAGAAAGAACGCCGTTCTCTCCCCTGTGTGCTTCGAGGAAGGCCTTTGCCGCCTCCCATGCTCTTGCTCTCTTTGCAATCAAATTCTGTACGTTCATTGTGTTCTCCTCCTCACATCATCGTGTGCAGCAGATTCAGGCGATCCATCAGAGCATCCACGCTCCGGCCTTCCTCTACTTTGCTTTCGGCATCAGAACCATCCTGTGCCTTGTTTCTAACCTTGTAGTGTTCCTTCACCTTGTTGGTGAAGGCAGCCGCCATTTGACGACTGGAATAAAGAAACCCTGCAGCAAGCAGATCTTTGTTCTTCTTGGGACCATCTGGTGCTTGCTCGGTTTTCTCTTCAGATTCCTCCGGATTCTCCTTGGCAGGATCGTCCTCTTCCGGTTTCTCTTCCTGCTCACCGCGATAGAGATCCGGACGCTCCATCACACGGTCTGCAAAGCCAAGCTCCACTGCCTTGCTCGCATCCATCCAGGTCTCATCGTCCATGAGCTTACTGAGCTTGTTCTTGGAAAGTCCGGTCTTCTTGACGTAGGCATTCAGGATCGAATCCTTGACGGAATCGAGCATCGAGATAGCCTGCGCAAGATCATCCTTATCCCCCATTGCCATCGTGGATGGGTTGTGGATCATCAGCATGGAGACCGGGCTTACAAGAACCTCATCTCCTGCCATCGCAATGACCGATGCTGCCGATGCTGCAAGGCCGTCGATCTTCACGGTGACCTTCCCGTCATAGGACAGAAGCATGTTGTAGATCTGTGCCGCCGCCCAGACATCGCCGCCCGGAGAGTTGATCCAGACCGTGATCGGTCCTTTCCCGGAATCAAGGTCGGACTTAAAAAGAGCTGGCGTGACGTCATCGTCAAACCAACTCTCCGAAGCGATGGTTCCGTTTAAAAACAGCGTGCGTGCAGCAAAGTCCGGATCTTCTCCATCCGGTGCCTTGTTCCGCACCCACTTCCAAAACTTGTTCATGTGTTCCTCCTTCCCCTTCTTAGGGGCTTTTTGTTCTCGGTATCTTCTTCCGGCTCCTGGTCTGGATCCTCCTGCTTCTTCTCAGGCTCTTCATCGGGCTCATCCTGCTCCGGAGGATCACTTCTACCACCTGAAGTCTGGTAGGCTGCGCCTGCACTCCGAAGGGGCGTCATCGATCCGTTTACCAGGAACAGGTTCCCGCCCTCTTCGTCTGGGACAAGATCCATGTTCTCTAAGCGCCGGACATCGTTCACACAAAGGAAGCCGTTGCTGATGCCGGTCGCATAGCCCTGCATACGGCTCTCATAGTTGCCGCGAAGAAGACCGTCCACGTTGAAACGCGCATAGTAGATCTTCTTCTCCTCCGGGGTAAGGAGCGAGCGAGAGATTGCAGACTCGATTCTGGCAAGCCAGGGCTGCAGACTGTAGGTCACGAATTCCAGCGACTGTTCCTCAATGTTAGAAAAAGTCGCGTGTTCAAGATCTCCAATCATATGCGGCGGCACCCGGAAGATCCGCGCAATCTCATCGATCTGGAACTTTCGGGTATCCAGGAACTGCGCCTCCTGCGGATTGATGGAGATCGGCGAATACTTCATGCCCTCTTCGAGGACTGCCACCTTCCCGGCATTCTGGCTTCCGCCAAAGGCTGCCTGCCAGCTATCTCTCACCTTCTCCGGATCCTTCAGGATGCCCGGATGCTCGAGGACGCCGGATGGCGCGGCTCCGTTCTCGAAGAACTTAGAGCCATATTCCTCACAGGCCATCGAAAGACCAATGCTGTTCTTTGCCATCGCAATCGGGCTGTAACCCACAAGGCCGTCAAACCCAAGCCCCGGAATCTGCATCACCTCGTGAGGAGAGAGCTTGACGATCGTCTCTTTCATCGTCGGTGCATCGGATCCCTTAGACCAGAGGTACTGATAATAGATGTGTCCGCTCTCATCCCGGTCCACCGTCATGCGGTTTGGCATCAGGGGATACAAGGCTGTGATTTCGCCCTTTCCGTTCCGGATGATTTGAACATATCCGTTACCCCACAGGAGAAGGTGCGTGAGGAGCGTCTCCCAGAAGGTGTAAGCCGTCATCTCTTCATTCGGCTCACTGTGAAGAAGAAAGTACAACGGATGGTCGACAGCTTTTACCTTGCTGCCATTCTCCTCTTTGTAGAGGTGTAAGGGCAGGCTTGCCACGGCCTCTGCCAACACCCGGACACAGGCATACACAGCAGTCACCTGCATGGAGCTTCGCTCTGTCACGGTCTTGCCAGATGAGGTGTGCCCGTAGTAAGCGCGGTAGACACTGCCGGATGTTGCATCCTTTGGATCCGCTCTCGCCTTCCTTCTGTGAAATAAATCCTTAAATCCCATATAAGATTCCTCCATTGATAAATATCTTAATCTTGATTTATTGACTGTCGTGCCCTATAATAAGATTGAACCAGAAAGGTTCCGTGTAGCGGCACGTAAAGCTGTACTGCACCTGGGCAGGTTAATTACCACGGACGCAATGATACTCGAAAGGGTATCCAGCCACCCCTTGGATAATGGGGAGTCCACTCCGGGGACTTAAGATACCGGAGACAGAACGATACCCGAAAGGATATCCAGACTGACAGCCAGTAAATAACCGCTAAGATATCACAACACTAGGTAGCTGTTATGGCTATCTAGTGTTTTTTTTAGGAGTCATGAATGCCCAGCAAAAGAGTAAATCTTTATTCTACCATCGAAACTATCCATCGCGCCGCCATCGCATATAAGGCAAATCTTGTTGGAAAAACTTTTCAACCTGTGCAGTCACTCCCCAAAATCGCGTCCATCCGATGCTAAGCCCCGATCTGAGAGATCTCTTTTGACGGGGAGACCATCGTGAAGGGAAGTGTTCGCTCAGAGTACCAGCTGGTGTCCTCTTGGTTCACAATGATCAGTGTTATGTTGCCCATATTTGCGCTGCCGCTGTCGCACCAGCTCATTCCGTTATGCTTCTGGCGGGAAGCAACAACAAGATCATTGGATTTCTCGCCCT